AGGTCTCAGATCATAGATTGTGTTCTTGACGTTATTACAGCAGCGAGTGGTGCGACAAATATTAGTGTTGGTGATACCGTTGGTGGCGCGGCAACTCTTGTAAATACATTTGCAATTGGAACTACCGCCGGACGTAAATATCCAACTACTCAATCTGGTGGTGCTTTAGCGTGGGAAGACACAGGAACAACGGATATTCGTTTAACTGTGACCAACTCTGCTGCAACATCTGCGGGTGAAATCCGCATAACCATTTTGTATGCTCAAAACAACAATCTTGGCTAATAGGAGGGCTTCATGGCTGCTTCTATTTTTACAAAGACAGCTACGGCAACCGGGACATTACAGGGTGGTCGAACTAGGTTAAAAGCCTTTTATGTAAAGACTGCTAGTAGTGGTTCGCCTGCGGTTGTGTTTAAGAATGGTTCTTCTGGTGCAACTTTGTTGTCCATGGTTTTTCATACTTCTGACGACAATCAGATAACGATACCAGATCATGGCATCATCTTTAATGATGAGTGTCATGTGACGCTTACCAACATTGACTCAATCACAGGTTTCTTTGGGTAATACGATGGCGAAGCGTAAAGCGGATAAGATGCCAAAGAGAAACAAGAAAAATTTCCGCCCCACTAAAAAAGGGGCGGGGATGACAGAGGCTGGTGTAAAAGAATATCGTCGTAAAAATCCTGGTTCTAAATTAAAAACCGCTGTAACAGGTAAAGTAAAACCTGGTAGTAAAGATGCAAAGAGAAGAAAGTCTTTTTGTGCTCGTTCTGCTGGACAGATGAAAAAATTCCCAAAGGCAGCAAAGGATCCAAATTCACGGTTGCGACAAGCAAGAAAGCGTTGGAAATGTTAAACAAACAAATCACTCTAGCTCTTGTTACAACTGTTTTGGGAGTCATAGGTGCTATAAGTTACAACTGGGCGAGTTGGACAACGGAAACGTTAATCGCAGTTGATAAGCGCACAGAAGTTATGGCAACTCAAATAGAGTATATAAAACTAGAAATGGAGAGAATGTATGGCAATGTCACGTCGTCAGATGTCCCAACAAGTGTCCAAGCCTCCGCAGATGAATAACGGAATGCCAAGAGGTCTGACCTACTATAAAAAAGGTGGAAAGGTTTCCTCTAAGTCAAAAGGCAGTAAAATTTGTCCAGAGGGCAAGGCTTGGGCAAAACGCACCTTTGACACATATCCAAGTGCATACGCAAATTTGGCAGCTTCAAAGTATTGCAAAGACCCTAATTATGCCAAGAAATCAAAAGGTGGTAAACGAAAGGGTAGATAATGGTGGTTAATAAAAAGAAAAAAGCTGCTGTTAAAAAGGTGATAAAGAGTCTGAACAAGGCTTCAAAAGCACATGCAGGTCAAGCAAAGAAACTTCAAAAAGTGATTGCCCCTACAAAAAGGCGTAAATAAATGGGTGAGCTTAAAAAGTGGTTAGATCAAAAGTGGGTAAGGATAGGAAGAGATGGTAGTATCAAGGGTGAGTGCGGGACTTCGAAAGATAAAAAGAACCCTGACCGATGCCTTCCGGCAGCTAAAGCACGTTCTCTTTCTAAGAAAGATAGAGCGGCAACTGCAAGGAAAAAGAAAAAAGCTGGAGCAAAAGGAAAAACAGTCGTCGCAAACACCAAAAAAGCAAAGGTCCGAAATCTCCGAGAAGGTGGAGAAATCAGAGAAATTGAATACACCAAGGCGAAGAGGCCGTCCAAAAGGAAGCAAAAACAAGGCGAAGCCATCGCAAAAGGGTGCGGGGCGATAATGAAAGACAGACGTAAAGTGACCAAGGGCGCGGTGCGCCAGTTTTAAGGAGTGGGCTTATGGCTATGAAGAAAAAGGGCTATCGAAACGGTGGCAAAATTAAACCTAAAGGCATGAAGAATGGTGGTAAAGTCAAGCCCAAGGGTATGAAGAATGGCGGAAAGGTTAAGCCCAAGGGTATGAAGAATGGTGGTAAAGTCAAGCCCAAGGGTATGAAGAATGGCGGCAAAGTCATGCCTAAAGGTATGGCTAAAGGCGGCAGAGTTGGTGGAGCGCAGCTTTCAGGCAAGGGCTTCAAAGGAATCTTCTAAACCAAATGCCATATCTACAAAGTAACATCCCTTATTTTAAGGCATGGGTTCGTCGTGAATATACTCATAATCATGAAAAATATCACGGCGAATTTTTGCACGCTATGGTCGTTGCTGTAACAACCATACCTAATCGGTCTCTTAGTTTTCAGGTTATCTTCACTGGTTGTGAGGCAGAAGGCGAAGAGGAGGATACTGTGCATGGAGGCGCGATGTGGGCGCGTATGCCTATAACGGCTTTGGTTGCAGACATTCCTTTGGAAGAATGGCCTGAACCAATGGCTGCACATGATGCACAACCTTGGGACTGTTCTTCACATCATCATGCTGTTTATACTTTAGATCGTGCCACGCCTTGTCCTTGGATGGCGAAGATTGATGGCAGATTCTTTCCGGCAAAGTATCTGTTTACTGTGGACTATACAGGGTCAGAGATAGCAGATGATCCTGCGCAGCATAAGCAAAGTCACGTTATGCAGCTACTAGATGCAGAAGAGTGGACGGGTAATATTGTTGCTTTGCCAAATAATCGAGTTCGTGTAACACATCCGGCATGGTTTGCGTTGGGTGAGGGTGCTCCAGACTTCAGGCCCTCTCAACATATACACTATTCAAAAAGTGATTTAGACTATACACTGGACGTGAATAGAGTATTTGACAACCTTTATAATGAGGATGAAGAAAATGGCGAAAAAAATACCTGAAGGACCAAAAGGAGCAGGGTTACGCGCTTTGAAAGCAAAAGCTCCCGGTGTTGTAAAGAAGATGGGTTTTTCAAAAGGGGGCAGAGTGCAAGCAATGAATCCTGTCCAGCCAAACATGATGTGTCCTAGAAAACAAGAGGCTTCTAAAGGAATGAAGTAATGACAACATCTGGTTCAAGAGATTTCAACTTAGATGTTGGAGAGGCCATAGAAGAGGCTTATGAACGGTGCGGATTAGAAGTACGCACTGGGTACGACGCTAAAAGTGCGCGTAGATCTATGAATTTGATGTTTGCAGACTGGGCAAATCGCGGCTTGAACTTGTGGACAGTTAAAGAAGCTAATTTTACTGTAACACAAGGAACGGCAGAATATTCTTTAGCGGCGGATGTTGTAGATTTACTTGATGTAGTTGTTCGTAGAGACGGCACAGACTTTGAGATACAAAGGATTAGTCGTGGCGATTATGCAACACTTCCAAATAAAACTACTCAAGGTAGACCTAGCCAGTTTTTCTTAGATCGTCAGATAACTCCAAAGATTTATTTGTGGGCCACTCCTGAAAACTCAACGGATCAAATTCGTTATTACTACGTTCGTAGGATTGAAGACGCTGATGCTCTTGTGAATACAACGGACATGCCTTTTCGTTTTTATCCTTGTATGGTGGCGGGTTTGTCTTATTACATTGCGATGAAACGTTCACCAGAGCGCATTCAACTTCTCAAGACGGTGTATGAAGAAGAGTTTCAACGCGCAGCGGATGAGGATCAGGGCAGAACGCCACTCAAGCTACAACCTAGCTTGAGTTATTTGAGGGTCTAATGTCATACGCTAGTGGTAAACATGCTTATGGTATATCAGATCGGTCAGGTCGCCGTTACCGTCTTCGTGAGATGAAGACAGAATGGACTGGTGCAAAGGTCGGTCCTGATGAATTTGAGCCAAAGCATCCACAGTTGTTTCCTCCAAGAGCTTTTCCTGATCCTCAAGCCTTGCGAGATCCACGACCAGATAAAAAAGAAATAGTTCAAGCGTTTGTTGGTGTTCCTTTGGTCGAAAACCCTAACTTAGTTGTGCCTCGCATGGTTGGACAAGTGGGTGAAGTCGAAGTCACGACAAATGAAAGCCTTGTTTCTTTCAGTGTAACGGGAGTATCTGCTGCCGGATCGGTTGGCTCTGTGGAAATAATTGCACAAGCGGTTTCTGTAACGACATCTTCTTTAAGCTCTACTGGGGAAGTTGGAACAGTTACAATTCCAAACGAGAGTGTGAGCGTTTCTGGAGTATCTGCTGCCGCATCAGTTAGTTCGGTCTCTGTAGGCGGTGATATATCTGTTACAGTTACTGGTTTGTCTGGCATCAGTTCTGTAGGCTCTGTATCGCTGGTGATGGACGTTACAATTACTTTGACAGGTTTAGGGGCAACGGGTAGTGTTGGAGCGGTAACGGTTTCCACAGGCGGTGCGTGGGCGCTTGCCTCTGGCTCTTGGAATGATTCAGGGGTATGGAGCGATAGCGCAAATTGGAATGATGGCTCTTAGAGGACTGTATAATGGGCACATTTTCGGATGGTGAAAGCGGATCTTCGGTTCGTACAAAGATAAACGCTGCGATTGAAAAAACAGAGGGCACCTCTGCGATATCTACTGTTGATATTAACGGTGGTGCAATTGATGGCGTGACGCTTGGAACAAACTCTGCCGTCACGGACTTGCGTGTTGATAATATTAAAGTTGATAGCAATGAAATTTCAGCAACAAATACAAACGGCAATGTTCAAGTTACTCCGAATGGTACAGGTGTCGTTGAGGTCAAAGGCGCAGGTGGCAATGATGGGACGCTTCAGTTAAACTGCTCTGTAAACAGTCATGGCGTTAAAATAAAATCACCACCACATTCTGCGGGTGCTTCTTACACATTAACGTTACCTAACAATGACGGCGATGCTTCACAGTTTTTGCAAACTGACGGTTCAGGAACTTTGAGTTGGGCGGCGGCAGGCGGCGGCTCTGGTGGTGTAACGGTACACGAAAATCAAGCTGCGATGCTAGAGGATGCCGCGTCTGCTGCGGAGGGGTCTTTGCATTACGATACAGATGCAAATAAATTATATCTAAAACAAAGTAGTGGATTCTTTTTATTATTTACCATCACTAACACTACACCAACAATAACCGATTTTTCCGAAAACACAGGAGGTGCGGGGGCAAACAATTTAACGACTGCTCAGACGTTTGCATTAACCCCTGGTTCAAATACGGTAATAACGATTAATGCCACTGATCCAGACCTTGAAACGCTTGTTTATTCGGCCACAGTGACTAGTGGTACTGCAACGGATGTTATCTCTTCGCCAAGCATGCCGGTCATTAATCAATCTTCAAATACTTTTACTTTGGTGCCAGCGACCTCAGTGGGTGGAACTATAACAGTAAGGTTTGATGTTAGTGACAGTAATAACATCGCGCATGTTACACAAAGCTTTTCTCTTGCATTCACCGTTGCGAATAGTCGTTTTACTCGATTGCTAATTAATGCAACTGGCTCAGGCTACAACAGCCTTTTTACTGACAGTGCAGGTAATTATAGTGCGAACGTATTGACAGGTACTAAATCAATCGTAGCAGGCACTCATAGTCCATATAGGCATGGCGGCTATCCTGCAAGCGCAGTAGATAATGTTGAATATGTAGCTGCGAGTCATGGCGGCTCGTATTTATTTCCTGCACATGACGATGCGATTCAAATGGCTGCTAGTGGCGGACCAGTTATTGGCACGTCTGAATTTGAAATAAGCATGTGGATCAAGCCAAAAACAATTTCAGGCGACGATGTTCTGATTGATTTTAGACCGGCATATACAAATGGAGTCTATATAAATTTTCTTTTGTCGAATGGTCGTCCGCAACTTCACGTGAATAATAGTACTGTTATTTATGACTCATCTGCCAGCCAAGTATCAGTTAATACGTGGACATATCTTACTTTGACAAGAGTAAGTGGAAGCACTAAAATTTATGTCGATGGATCACAACATGGAAGCACTTATTCGGATTCCAATAATTACTTGACGGGCAATTATCGACCGTTAATTGGAGCAGCGGGTTATAATTACGCGCTTGCAGAATTTGACGGTTTTATTTCCGATTTAACAATAAAACTTACTGGTAATTCGAGTCCTTCTGTGCCTACTGCTCCAGTTTCTTCCAGCGGCACCGCTTTGCATCTAAAAGGAACCGAGGGAAAAGTTATAGACAAGGCTCAATATAATAATCTAAAGCTTTTCGGAAGCGCGGTTGGTACGTCTGCGCTTTCAACGGGAACTACACCACCACGAATTGGCGCTGCTTGGGAAGGCACATCTGCGATTGCTCTCTTACAAAGTAGCTCTCAAGATCATATTTTTGCGGAAGAGTTTGATCTTTCTACAAACGCTTTTACTATTGAAACTTGGGTTTATCTAACGGATGCATCGGGTGAGCGCTGTCTTGTTGATTTTCGACCAAATGGCTCATCCAGTGGAGACTATTTTAATCTTAATTTTAATGCTGGTGTGCCAAAACTCCAAACGCCAAACTTGACCAGTAGTGTTACTTTATCATCTGCCACTTGGTACCATCTCGCGGTGACAAAGGATACATCCAGCGCGACACACGTGTTACGTATGTATGTCGATGGCACAAAGGTAGCGCAAACTAACGATAACAGAACGTGGTTGACTGGCACAGACAGACCGGTAATCGGCGGCATCGGTTACAATCAAGCAAGCTTGAGTGGTTACTTCTTTCGAGGCTATATCCAAGATTTTCGGATTAGTATTGGTTTGGCAAGGTATACAGCGGACAATGAAACAAGTAATATTCCTACTTCGGCACTGAAAGGCTAACCTATGATCGGTTTCGGCCCCGTCGGTGGCGCACCACTAGCAGACGATCACGCCAGCAATGTACTGACATGTGCGCCAGGTGTATTTGCTGTTTCCGGTCAAAATAATAATTTTTCGGGTTCGCCTGTATATGACACCAGAATAACTGAAAGCGGCGACATCCGCATCACAGAGGCATCTAACGCTAGGATGCTGGAAGCTCAAAGCACAAGTGCAGGCGCTGCAAGCTATACATTAACAGGTCAGGATGTTGCTCTTAGGCCGTCGGTAAATTTAGCTGGTGATGCTGTTTCGTTTACACTGACCGGCCAGGACGCCGATTTCACTTATGTCGATCTGGATGGTCCTCGAATAACAGAAAGCGGTGATAGGCGGGTTACTGAAAGCGGTGATGCACGTGTTACGGAGGGCTTTTCTGGCGCTTCGCTGACCGCAGAAAATGCATCTTATGCTCTTTCTGGTCAAGCAGCAAACTTTACGCTTAATGCAGGAGCCGCACAAGCAAGTTACA